CTTTCGACTTCTTCTCTACTCATCTGGTCAATTTTTCCGAACATAACTTCCTTACGATCAACAATCAAGCCCCCGACTCTAAGCAAACTATTCTGAGCTGAGATTGCTGCATTAAAGGATCCAGCCTCCAAAGCTTTGTCCCGAATGTCGTACAAATCTTGAACTGCCCGATCATAATTAAGCTCGTACTTCTTCTTAACTTCATTCATCAGGTAGTTGTATTCGGATCTAATCAAAGGATTACTCATGAGTTTGTTTGCGGCTTGTCGTGGATCTTTATAACCTGCCTTCGCAGCCGACTCGATCAGAGATAGTCTAGGATTATTTACAGCAGTCCAAATGAATATTCTTTGTCTGCGATTGAGTTTCTTGTCTAGGTTGCAAGTTTCGATAGGGGGAGTATCTTTTTCAGCAAGTAGATTGCCTTCGTAAGTTGTATCATGTTTCTTTTGATAATCTGCCATGATTTTTTAGCGTATTCTAATACGACCTCCTCCCACCATTCTCCCAATAGTGTGTAGCAAGGGTACACTCCCGACTATTCAGTTGTCAAGAACTTTAGAGTATTAAAGGGTATTTTCTTCTATTTCCTATGACAAAAATGAAAAAAATAAAATATTAATGAAAGCCTTATAAATAAAGGGTTTGCGTTGTCATAAATCCCATGACAAAAACCCGACAATATTAATTTTCAGGATCTAACTCGAAATCAGCAGTAAAATATATACCTTCTTCGCCTATGTAATCTTCAGGTAAATGAGCATCTAAAGTTTCATTAACCAGGCGTACTGTTTCTTGTTCTGATTGTGTGATCTGCATTATCTTTTGCAAAGCATAAGAAAGCATACAAAGGCTAGTTAAAAGTTCCGACTCGCCCCTTACACAATGATTATTAACTATGCTGTCGCATTTACTAATGAGTTCTTGGGTAGTAGGCGGCCCTAATTTTTCAGTAAAATTTATAACTTCATAAGCCATATGAGATTATATACATACTTAATGATTATAGGAAAGGGCGGAGAGATTTCTAGCCAGGCTCTCTCCGAAGCCTTAGCCGTTAATTAGGGAGAATGACATGAACGGCACTAGAACTAAGAGGAGCAACTTAAAAAATCTCCCCTTAATTACGAATAGTGGACATATTATACTAATTGTGTATATAATACAAGCAGAGGTAAGAGTTTATGAGAAAAGAAGAAGATTTAATTCATCAGTTAGCTATGGCTGAGTTTGACTTAGCAAGAACTAAAGAATGGATTAAGGAGATTAAACAAAAATTAAAAAAAGAGGAGGAGCAACATGCAAAGTCTGCCTGAAATACTAGAGCCACATAAAAATTATGTTTTGAATGAAGCATATTATTTCCCAAAGCTAACCAATAGCTTTTATCACAACAGTCCAGGCGTAAGTTCGTCAACCATAAGAAAGTTTATGGATAGCCAAATACACGCTTTATACGAGGAGATAGAGGACTCTCCTGCTTTAAGGTTTGGTACAGCAGCCCACGCCCTTATAGTCGAAGGTCAGGAGGCTTTTGATAAAGATATAGCAGTTATTGTCGGATCTCCTTATACAAGTGCCAATAAGTCGTTAAAAGCAGACTATGAGCAAAGGGGTTATACAGTTATTAACAACCAACAGAAAGACGATATTTTTGCCATGCAAGATGCACTTATTCCTGAGGCAAATAAGTATCTCAATCCAGATGAAACTGACTATCCCTCTATATTTGAAAGTCCATACGAGTCGTCATTTTATTGGTATGAAGGAGAAACACTTTGCAAATTAAGATCTGATGTCATTAGGCACCCAATAGGTCAACCGTATTCAGAAAAGAACATAATTATTGTTGATTACAAAACTACAATGGATTGTTCGCCTAAAGGATTTCTAAGCTCTGTTCGTAAGTACGGCTATGATCTACAAGCGTCTTGGTACAAAAGAGGGTATGAAAAAGCAGGATTTAAGGTAGAAGGTTTTTATTTTGTCGCACAAGAAAAAAAGAAACCTTATGCTAGTAAAATCTTCAAAATGTCTGAAAAAGATTTAGTAGCAGGATGGATAGCGTTAGAAGGCACTTTAGGGCTATATAGAGACGTTATGAAGGGCGAAGAGCCTATGATACATAATTCTCCTAATCTTGTAGAAATTAAGCTCAGAGAGGACAACGACAGAGAGATTTAATGAGAGAAGATAAATGGGCTATAGCTTTGGGAATATGTATCTTGATAGGACTACTGATTATGTCTTGGAATATAGCAGTAGGTATTGTTAGCTTATGAAATTAACGCCAAAAGATTACATAATACTTTTCTTAGCAGGATCTTTAATATTTTTGTTAGCAAATATAGATGTTTGGATTGTATTTGGAGAAGTATATGACTAACACAAAAATAAAATATGCAGGTAAATTAACAGATCAAACTTTGTTAAGATTACAAAAACATGTTAAAAAAAGGAGAAAAAATGATTGCATACTACAGAGTTGAAGGAGAAGTTATATTAGGTTTTGACGGCAAAGATGATTGCATTTATCGGATGTACATAGCAGATCCAGTAGCAAGATCTAAACACATACTTAATATCAAAGATGACCTTAGAGGTTAGACACGATTATCAAGCTGAAGTTCAGCAAGGAGATAAGTTAAAAATTATACAGGCATCTGACTGTGTTTCTTTTGAAGATGCTTTCAATAAGGTAAAAGCTTTATCGCCTGATTGTTTGATCAAAAAGATTACCAATAAAGCTACAAAATCTTTCACTATTTATTATACTAGGACAGATGGGGATTAGAGTTCTTAGTTTGTTTGATGGAATGAGTTGTGGTCAGTTAGCTCTACAAAGACTTGGTATTGAAGTAGATACTTATTACGCAAGTGAAATAGACAAGTTTGCAATTCAAGTAGCCCAAGCTAATTTTCCCGACACAATCCAAGTTGGAGATGTTTGTAATTTAGATCCAAAAAATTTCAAAGACGTAGATTTAATACTTGCTGGCTCTCCTTGTCAGGGTTTTTCTTTTGCTGGCAAACAGTTGGCTTTTGACGATCCAAGGTCTGCATTATTTTTTGAGTTCATTAGGATATTAAAAGAAGTAAAGCCAAAATATTTTTTATTAGAAAATGTCAGAATGAAACAAGAGTTTCAAGATGTAATAACAGATCAGGTTTCTGTTTGCTATCCTGAGTTTCAAGGTGGAGATTTATTTGGGGGCAAGATAAAGCCCATTTTAATTAATTCAGCTCTTGTATCAGCTCAAAATAGATTGAGATTGTATTGGACTAACATACCAAATATAGAACAACCAATAGATAAAAATATTATTTTGGAAGATATTCTTATTAAAGAAAATACAGAAAGTTATGCCTTGTCTGATCTTGCAAATAAAAGAGCAAAAGATAACCCAAGATCCAGGGCTTTCAAGCCTGGTCAAGAAAAAAGTGGGGCTTTACTTGCAAATCAATACAAACAATCAACAGACAGCCTATATGCTTTGAATAAGCCTGTGCAAGTTGGTATGGCTGTTGAAAAAGTTAAAGTAAGAAAACATGAAGTGGACATACTCAAACTTCAAAAATGTATTTTGGATCACTATGATAAATCAAGTTTAAATAAAAAAGAAATAGCAAAAAAGTTAAAAGATAAATACTCTACAGTCGAGCATTACTTTAGAAAAGTTGGTAGCGATTTCTTTGCCATTCCTTCAGAAGAACATTGGCCTCAATTAAAAAAAATACTTGGGATTACAACAGACGAATTTGATAAGTCTATTATGGAGTTTGAGATTAGAGATGGAGTTTATGAAAGCACACAAAGAGTTTATAGCTCAAAAGGTAAATCGCCCACAATCACATCTGCTCACGCAGAAAAACTTGTAGCAACTACGCCTATGCAAGTTGGCGTAGCCGTTGACATAAATGGACACGATATACTAAAAAGAGTTTATTCGCCAGAAGGAAAATCGCCTACATTAAATGCACATGGAGGTGGTAATACCGAACCTAAAGTTGTATCAGGGGCTTGGAGAG